ACTTACCGACCGGTTGGTAGTTGTCTTTTAATGTTTTGTTTTGTTTTGTTTTCGGGCGTGTTGCGTGTTTTGTTTTGGTATACTGTAGTTATCAAGTTTAAGGGAAAGGAAATAAAATGAATATTGGTGTTGATGTTTACACTGGACGGAAAGTTTCGGTGGAACTGGTTGTTGTTAGGGGTGATGAGGGGTGGACTTCGTTAATTTTCGCCGATGATCTCACAGGTTTTGGTATGTGGCGGCAGACGGGAGATGAGTCGTGGTATCTTGATCTTTGGGTTGATGATGATTACGACTTGTATTGTGACCCTGACGCTGAGCGGGTTACGGGTATTTGCGGTGCTGTCTGTGGACTTGACTGGGAGGCTTCCGCTAATGATTGTCTTGCTGAATATGGGTTTAAGCTTGGTCGATTTGATGCGGCTAAGGGCGATAGGTATAAGCTGGTTGAGCTTGGGGAGGGTGACGTACGGGAAGGGTTTCTCTTATGAATGTCAGGATTGCAAAGTTGTGTCAGATCGTTCGTGTCACCAATATGAATGTTGATTAAGGAGGGTTGATATGTGGTATTTTATCATCACCAATGATGGTTTTCAGGTGTTTGAGATTCTGTCTGACTGCGTGAGGCCTAGTGGCATGTTTCATACGATGTCGTTGAAAGAGTCTTTGGATGGTGTACTATCTCATATCCGTAGCGCCTATGCTGGAATGGATGTAAGTGTTGATATCGATAATGCCACGTTTGATCTAGATAGTACTATGGTTGGCGTGGTGAAGGTGGTGTTGGTATGATGATTGATATGAGTATTGTTGTTATTCTGTTTGTGATTCTGTTGATCGTGGTGAGTGCCGTTGCGTTTCGTGAAGCGCCGCGGGATGTGCGTGACGTGTTCTGCTTTTTGGCCATGCTTGTTGTGGCTGTGATTCTCGTTTTGGTTTTTGTCGTGAAAGGTTTCTGAAATGGTTGAAAGTGATATGAAAGTCGCTACGTTTGACTCCCCGTTTGTGGGTGGAAGGGTTGAATTGTGGTTTTGTCCTCATGGTGAACGGTACGAGCTGAGGTATGCCGTCCAGTTTCGTATGCTGTGTGGCGGTGTATGTGGCGGGTCGGCCTTGTGTGCGTATGATGCTGGGGACGGCTCACAAGTGGTTGATTTGATGTTGGATGCTATCGACATTGCTAACACTCCTCTCTTGGATAGGGGTTGATTATGTATTTTCGTGGCTGGATCCATTCTTGGACGTGCAAGGATTGCTCTTCTGCTGATGCGTATTGGCGTCTTCGTGCGTTTTGGGTGGGTGTGAAACGTAGGTTGGGTGTGCCGAAACGGTGTCCTGATCCGCAATTGTGGCATGACATGTGGTTGCTTGGTGCCGAGTCTGCTGATGGTGAATTGGAGTTTTAACCATGTATGAAACTTTTGTCGCACTGGCGTACTTGAGGCACGGTGATAAACCGCCTATCGAAGTGGGGTACGCCAATTCGTATGATAACGCCGCTAGCCTGATTCGCAAGTGGGCGGCAGTGCCTTCTCACACAAGGAATATCGCATATTTTAAGGTGGAAAGGCGCTATTATGTTTAACCGTAGGGATGATCGTATACCGATTTATCGTATGCGTCGGTTTGATGACGGGATTATGGAGTCTCCCCGTATTGTCAAGGCTACTCGGGGTCATGCCCGTGAGTTGAATCTCAGTCGCTATGATATGGGTTATGGTGATTTTGAGACGTGTTGCCGTGCGGTGAACATGCTGTGTGAACTGTGGCGGGAAGCGCCTAGTGAATGGTTTACGCAAGCGGTGATTACTGTCTCGCAGATTTGCGGGAGCATGTGTATTGGTGATGGGCTCGCCGCCGCATTATCCCGTACGTATGACGTGGAATATTTGGACGGCACGGTGAATTCGCCAAACTTGATTGCATGGTGTGCCGTCTGTGCGGTCAAGGGTGCCACCTCGTATGACTGTTGCACGGTTTTTGACAGTCCGCAAGCGCAAAACCTTATTATTGCCGTGTTTAAAAATTTTGACAGACTGGACACGACTCGCTATAATGATAACGAGTTAGAAAAAATCTTACTGCAAGGGAGGTAAAAATTGGCTAGAACCAAGGTTGACATTTTCCGAACAAGAGTGTATGCCGTTCTTAAGGGCATGGAGCTTGTTGACGGTGATTTTATGGAAGCCGAGCATGTTATCGACGGACGCTTGAAGGACGCACGCGCGTATTCGATTCGTGCAAAGAAACTGTTCCCGAATTTCATCCCACGGTCTATCAACATTTTTTCTCAAAAAGTGTCCATGAATGAGGAGACTTTTTACAAGTACGCTACTTTTGAGGAACCGCAGGAATGGAACCCAGAAGAACACACAAACAAACGACACGCCGAAATTGAAAATAATGACGGCATGTGATATAAAAGATTTTAGGCATAAGCCTAAAAACAAAAAACAATAACCATAAGGGAAGGTAAATATCATGGAAAACACCAACACCGCACTTGTCGCATTCAATACCGAATCCACCGAACTCGGTACCGTCCAGCATTTTATCGACACTTCCACCCGTGAAGGCAAGATCAAGCTCTACTCGGCATTGCAGAACGCCGAAAAGCTCGACGAACACCTCAACGAACCGTTGAACATGGTGAACGCAGTCGCACAGGCCGTACAGGTCACGGATGATCAGACGGGCGAAATCTCCAACACCGTGCGTGTCATCATCGTGACCGATGATAACAAGGCGTATGCGGCCACCTCCCCCACTCTCGCGGCTGGACTGAACACCATGTTCGGTATCTTCGGAACCCCGAACACTTGGGAAGCGCCATTGGCTATCAAGGTGGTGGAACGCCGTTCTCGTCGTGGCTTCAAGTTTTTCAGCATTGAGCCGGTGGATGATCAGGAAACCAAGTGAACTTGCTATAATAACTGAGTAGCGTTCGTTCATAGAGAGCACCCACTTTGGGTGCTCTCGCCATCTCAAAGGGTGCGCACTATGTCCCGAAGCCGTAAGCAGAAGCATATTAAGGCACGTCAGGCCGCGCAAGCCCGCGCCGCGCGTAACATCAAACAGCTTGGCGCTTACTCCCACTCGAATCTCGCCAAAACTGCAGACCAGCAATTAGTCAATATCGCTAAAACCTTGGGTAAGGAATGGGAGCGGCAGAAGCAACAGGCCATAGCGGAAGCGAAAGCAACCCCCTATCACGCTACCGCCGTGGAAAAGCCGACGAAAAAAGATTACATGTTCGCTCAGCGTACGCCCATATCGGACGCGCAGATCGACGCGGAACCCGTAGCAAAACGGCGCAAACTACTCAGGCAACAGCAACGCAAGATCAATGCGGCACGACGGAAAATCAACGAATGGAACAAGGAACAGGCCATGCCCGCGAAAAGCGTGTACGATCAGCGTGTGGCCGAAATCACCGGCACCACCGGCGAGGGTTTCGGACGCACTCAGATCATCCCGTCAAAACTCACCGACTTCCTCCAAATGACGAACGTCTTGAGCGACGAGGCATTCGTACGCTCTCAACTGGAGAGCGGGCACCGCAATGAATTGCGGGAGCAAATACATAACGCCGCCGAAATTCTCGGCTTACGCACCGAACAGAAACGCAAACCGTCCAAAAAGTCGAGAACGGGCAAACAGGACAAAGATTTGTACGGCGAGCATGATTGGCCGTCCTATATGCCGCGCGGACGCTATGAAGTGTTCGAGAAAATCTTGGCTACCACGCTTGGCTCGAAACGGTTGAAACGGTTCCGTCAACTCTCAGCCACGCAAAAGAGGGCTTTTATCGAGCAAACGGATGCGCCGCGTATCGTGTTTGACTGGACGGTATATGACCCCGTTCGACACGGTTTTACTTCAGTATTCAGGGATGACGGCGAGGGCTATCAGCGTTCGCGCAGGCAGTTTGACCGATGGATGGTAGAAGCTGGCGCACTGGAAAAGTAGCGGTCGGCAATCAAGGGAAGTTATACTATGACAGTGCAAGATGATAGGGTGGGATTATGGTGTGCGGATAACGTCATACGATTCACGGACGGAACCGCATTGCGTGATGTTATCCAGTCTAATCGCCTGTTGGCGTCCATCATGACGGGCGGCAAACTCACCGTCTACGTGACTAATCCAGATTTGCTCGACCCCTTTATAGCGCACGTCGTACACGCATTGCCCCACAACGAACACAACGCTAACCTGAGCTGGGATGCCATAGTGTCCAAAAAGGGAAAATTTTTCAGCTTCACCGCGAGGATTGATCGTAATAATTCCGCACGATTTTTCGACATATCCAATCTCTTGCGGGAAAACTGCCGACTCACCATGACCGATGCCCAGCTACTCAATATTCTGCGCGAGTACGATAATCGCAACTTGTGCAAGATCACGGCAGGCGGCGCGAGCATGGAGGCTTTTGCGGCTGGTGAGTGGAAGTGGTATTACGACAAATTCCCCCAACTTGAAGATGAAACTAAAAAGTCACTGCATGACGCCTATATCGGCGGATTCATGCTCGCCAAAGAAGGCATGTACGGTAAGGCTATCGACGTTGACTGCAATAGCATGTATCCGAGTATTTTGCGGGATGAATGGCTCCCATGGGGAACACCCGAGCAGTATGAAGGCAAATACGAAGAAGATAGCGACATGCCACTGCACTGTGACGAACTCACGTTTCGCGCGGACCTCAAACCAAACGGACACCCCTTTTTATTGGACAATCGCAGTGTCTACGGACTTAACAGGCTCACTTCCACCCGTGGCTACATCACCCGCGTATTGACTGACATAGATCAACAGCTTTTATACGAGAATTATGACGTGAGCGTGTACAAGCATGTAAGGGGGTGGAAGTTCCGCCGCTCCAAAGGCTTTTTTCGCTCGTTCGTGGATGAATGGGGGGAATTGAAGCAGAAGGCGACGGGCGAGAAGCGACAAATGGCGAAACTGATCATGAACGCTCTCGTGGGGAAGATGGCGAGTCTGCCCAAAGGTTCCGTCATGCTCCCCACGTCTAAAGATGGCATCACCCTCGATTGGGATATTGCGCAACGTGAAGAGTCGAATTTGAAAACCGACTTTTTGCCCGTGCCTGTGTGGGTCAACGCCTACGCAAGAAAAAAGCTTATGACCGTCTGCCATGCGAACGCTGATAGATTATTGTATGCCAATACGGATGGGTGCATCCTATCAGGCTGGGAACCGGTACGATCATGCGAGATCCATCCGACCGAACTGGGTAAGTGGAAAATCGCCGCACGATACGAAAAATTGACCATACTCGGTATGAACCGGTATCAAGGATGGAGAGCAGACGGGGAGGTTGACGTATGCATGGCTGGAAACATGTTCTCGCAGCCCATCCCCTACGAAGAGTTCCAGCATGGCGTGCAAGTCATGGATGATTACGGGACAATGGTCATGCTATAATGCCTATTGTCTTCTGAGCGTCGATTTTCGACTGGGAATAACACGTGATCGGACTGCCACGGCTGAGAATGCCGCCGACCGTGAACATCACTATCGTGGCGGTAGTGCCCTACGATCTTCAACTCGCGCTCACATAAGACAGTTTCGACCCCGCGTGATTGCGGGGTCATTTATTTTCTCCCGCCGCATGATATAATTTTGATGGAAACATTACCAATATGAAGGGAGCTTTTGTATGGCAGACCCAAACAATGACGGCGAGGAAAACACTACCCCCCCGCCAACCGAAGAAGAACAGCAGACCGAAACCGTGGATGATGAAGTCAAACCGAAGGAGCAGGAACCGGAACCGAATCAGGAGCCGGACGTTTCCGCACGACTCGACTCCATCGAAAAAGAATTGGCCACCCTCAAGGCCATGATGGACACACTAGGCTACAATGACCTCACCCCATCCGACAATGATAACGACGGCGACGGCGACGGCGACGGCGATTCCATCGAAGATTTGTTCAGCTAAACAAGAAAGGTATAAGTAATGTCCAATATTCGACCATTGGCCGGTAAGGGTGACGTTGAGATCTTCAACGCAGTCCGAAACGCAACCAGCCCGCAATTTCAGGTGCGCATTCCGTCTGCGACACAGGGCAATATTCGCAATGCGGTAGACACTATGCGCAATTTCCCGTACTTGCGTGACGAATTTACCGGTGTGCTGATTCAGCGCTTGATCGGCCTGTACATTCAGCACGCTGATTGGGATGACCCGTTGAAGCTGATCGGCTCCCCACGCACGCTCAGGCGTTACGGCTCCACTTATGAGCAGGCGGCGGTCGGCCTGGTCAAGGCACGCACCCGCAACTTTAACAAGGAATACTTGGGCGATGACGTGTACGGGCGTTATTCGCTGCCGACCGCAAGCGTATTCCACCCCCTTACTTTCGACCACTACTATCCGGTCACTATTCCGGAAGACGCGCTTCTAACCGCGTTTGACGGAGAGTCGGGCATGAGCGACTACATTTCCGAGATCATGAACGCGCCTATCCTCTCGGATAGGAACGATATGTATGTGATGAAGACGCAGTGTTTCGCGGAGTACGCACGCAAGGGCGGCTTCTACCGCGTCCACACCCCCGACGTTGGCAAGGCGGATTCCACGGAAGCGGACGCAAAGGGATTGCTGCGACTTATTCAGCAGGTGGCGAACGAGCTGAAGGCGTCTCCAATGTCAGCCATGCCGCGATATAACGCCATGTCTTGGGTGACTCCATGGCGCGATTCGGAAGCCATTCTGTTCGCTACCCCGCAGGTTATCGCCGCGTTGAACGTGGAAGCATTGGCCGCCGCCTTTAATATTGATAAGGTTAATGTCCCGTACCGCATTATCCCGATTCCGGAAGACATGTTCGGTATCGGCGGACAGAGCGGCAAGGTTCAGGCCGTACTGACCACCGAAGACTTCTTCTTCTGCTGGGATGAAATGTTGGAAACCACGAACTCCCCCGTGAACCCGATTGACGGCACCCGCAACATCTTCTACAAGCATCGCGGTTCGATTACCCCTAATCCGTTCGCCAATGCCGTGCTGTTTTGGACGGGCGAAGGTTCCAGCGAGTCCGTGACGTTGCCGGACACGCTCACCACTTCCACGCCGGTGTTCGAGCTGCGCGTGAAGAAGTACGGCCAGAACGCTGTCACTCCCGAAAACGTGTCCCGTGGCGACTTGGTGCAGGTAGTGTCTACTATTACGAGCGCCAACAAGGACGCTGCAAGCTTCCAGCCAGTCGGCATCGAATATAAGATTGAGGGTGCGACCTCCCAGTTCACCTCGATCGACAACGGGGGTATTCTGCGCTGCGGCCTCGACGAAACCGCCGAAACCCTCAAGGTCACGGCTCAGGCCACCTACATCAATCCGGCCACGCCTGAGATCGATCAGACGGTTTCCGCCGCACTGTCCGTGCCAGTGGTGGGCGAATGGCTGGGAGGTTGGAAGACTGGAGCCATTGAATCAATTGAGATTCAAGGCGGAAAGACGGTCAAGATCAACGGCCATACCGAGCTCAAGGCTATTGCCACCAAGACTGACGGCAATAAGGCGGACGTGACCAATCTCGCCACGTGGTCGGTAGACCAGCACGCACCCATCACCCCAAATGGCGTACTGACCGGTAAGACGGCCGGTGCTGCCAACGTCACCGCAAAGTTTGCTGGGGAAACTGGCGTTGCACAGATTACCGTTTCGGCCTGATATTAGTCAATAGCCGGTAAAATAGGTGTGGATAGACTTTTATCCACACCTATTATTTTAGGAGGACTTTATGAGCGCAAACGATCTGTCCATCAATTTCAGCTATGCAAAATGGACACCAAACACCAGATTCAAGCTCTGTAACGTGCCGTGGGACATGGGGTACAGGGATATTGTCAAATGGGACAGACAATCCCAGAAGGACTATTTCGACCGACTGCAAGGCATCGAGTTCACGAATTGCACCATGAGCAAGTATGGGTTGCCTGTACGACTACCGGTTCCGTTCGCGCAAGCGTCACGATACAATTATTTGATTGCGACGAACGATTATGATTTCGACACTCCCCGTAGTTGGTATTATTTCATCCAGACATGCGACTACGTAAACGCCAACACCACACAGTTGAATATCCAGTTGGATGTATGGCAGTCTTTTCAACATGACATCCAGCTCGGTAACGCCTACGTGGAACGCGGACACGTGGGCGTAGCCAACGAAAACGCTTGGAAAGACTGGGGCAAAACCTACCTCGACCTCCCCGAAGGACTCGACACCGGAAAATGCACCGTACTCACCGACGAATCATGGAAGCCGCTTATGAATGTAGGCACTCACGATGGCGTGAAATACACGTCCTACGGGCTGATTGTTGTGAGCACCACCGATCTGGAAGCGGACACGGGTACGAAGGATAATCCAACGGTCAACACTGCCACCGGTAGCGCTTTTGAGAGTCAGTTGAATGGCACTAGCATGTATTATTTGGATACTCCCGCCGATATTGTCACATTCTTTACCGAGGGGATGAATGCGCCATGGGTGACGCAAGGTATTTGCGGCATTTATGCGGTGCCCCATCTGCCGCAAGCGTTATTGGACGGTCAGCCGAAAAAGACGGAACTGTTCGGGCATTCGGTCGGTTTCATTGGCAATTGCTGGGAGCTACGCACACGAAACGACAATAGCAACGCCCGCTACACGGATATTATCAACTTGAAGAATTTCCGAGACACCTTTAATCTGCCCGAACGTTACAAGTACCTGAAAAAGTTTCTCACCGCCCCTTACGCCTATATCGAATGTTCGTGTCTTAACGGAACCGTGATCACGTATGAGCCTGAGCAGATCCCATCGGCTGATCTGATCATCCGTGAATCATGGAATTACGCGCCCCCCTCACCCCGCCTGAACTTTTACGCGCGTGGCTATCACGCGGGCAGCCTTGGAGAACGCCAACCACTACCGGACGGTAAAGGATTGCCCATCGATACGGGTGAAATGCTCAACGCGAGTTTTGGCATAACCAATTTCCCAACCTTCATGACCGTCAACAACGGTAGTGCCCTCGCGCTTGCGAACAGCGCCTACACACGCCAGTACGCGCAGCAAAGCGCGGATTGGGGGTATCAGAAAACCCAAATGGGCATCAACAACGCCTACGCTCAGGCACAGGTTGGCACGCAATACGCAAGTGCGCAAAACAGGCTCGGCACGTCGAACCGGAACGCCATGAACGCGATCAGCAACCAGAGTGCGCAGATGGGCACCGATCTGACGTTGAAAAACCTTGGATTCAACAATCAAATGGCACAGCTCAACACTATCGGGTCGGGTGTGGCAAACGCGGTCGGTTCAGCCGTCACCGGTAATATAGGAGGTGTGGCCGGTGCCATCGCGGGCACCGCGATAGGCGCATGGACGAACCAGCAAACCTACAATAATAACGTCTCAACCGCCAACCAGCAACTGGCGAACACACAGACCACCAACAATGCCAGCACCTCGCAAGCCAATGCCTACAGTCTCGCACAAACCAACTTGAGCAACCAGCAAACCATGCAGTTGGCCGATATGAACAAACAATTGGCACAGGCCACCGCGCAAGGCGATTACGAAAACACCATAGCAGGCATCAACGCCCAAGTGCAACAGACTCAAACAGTACCTCCCACCACGTCCGGCGCATTAGGCGGTGACGCTTTCAACCTTGCAAACGGATTGATCGGTGTCATGGTCCGTTTCCGCCAGATACCCCCAGCCGCCATGCAAGCCATCGGGGAAGTGTGGCTAAGGTACGGATATTACGTACAACGCTTTATGAAACTGCCCGAAAATTTGATGGCAATGAACAATTTTACTTACTGGAAACTGCACGAACTGTACGTACGCTCAAGCACATGCCCTGAAGAATACCGATTGACCGTGAAGGGTATTTTCGAGTCCGGCGTGACCGTGTGGACTGACCCCGACAAGATCGGCGTCACCGACTATGCGGACAATACGCCACTAGCCGGTATCTCGTACTGATTGGATATAATGGAGAGAGCATATTAGACTCTCTCCATTATTTTTTTAGGACGGTGATTATGGGTAAACGCAACAACGCGCGCAAGGCCGCGCACTGGAACAATCAGAGCGTGCTCGGCAGCATGTGGGGCAATCTTAATCTGCCTGAAATGCGGCAGAGTCTTCGAATCAACCAGTATATGAAATTGATCGAAATGTTGGCCGTAAGTCGCTTTAAATGGATTAACCTACCCCCATATATTGATGAACGTTATCTAGAATTGACGCTTTTTGAAAACGGCCTAGCTCTCTTTTTCCCCGACAAGCGCAAGGGCGTGAACCGGTTTATGGTCACGTCAGGCAATATCGGTGGGGTAAACAATTATAACAACCCGACATCATTTCAGCCCGTGGCTACCAGCTATTCACACCCGCAGATCGGAAGCAAGGAATGCGTACCGATCTGGGATAACCAGTTGCGTTGTACCATGATTGATGTCATGTGGAATTATGCTATGCGATTGGCTATCGCAGACCGCGCGTTGGACGTGAATTTGGACAATATTAGCGTTCCACTGATTATCGCCACGTCCGAAACCAACAAATTGACCGCCCAAAATCTCATGAAGGCAAGGGAAGACGGCGACCCGTACATTTACACGTATGATTCTGCGGACATTACCGGCATGTTCCAAACATTCCCTAACGTCACCCCTTTCCTTGCGGATAAAATCATTACCACGAAAACGCAGATCTGGAACGAACTTGTGAACTATCTCGGTATCGACAATTCGACAACCGAAAAGAAGGAGCGACTGCTTGAATCGGAAGTCACGGCGGGCAACAGCCGCACCAACGTGTTCAGGCTCAGTTACCTGAAAGCTCGCCAACAGGCGTGCGATACGATCAACCGGTTGTGGCCGCAAATGGCCGACTCGGGATATCCTATCGGCATCGAATGGAACGACACCACGTCCGGTGGTCTATTGGATGTGGAAGGCAACAAGGAGGAAGAATAATGGTGCAAGACTTGAGCATGTATGCCATCAAAGACAGTATGGCCGATTACACTTTGACGCTCGGCAATCTCATAGACCGTGGCTTCGATACGGACGAAAAACTACATTTGAGCGCTCAATATTATCCGATTTTCGACGAAAACTATCGTGTAAAATTGAACGATAAAATCGTGGCACACTACGCACTGCGCGAAATCGGGAGCGAAACGCCGCAAATGTTCGTATTTTATTTGGGGCGTACCATGCGCGAACAAATGGACTATTACAATCAGCTCTATTTGTCTGCGCAACGTAAGTTTGACCCCTTCATTACGTCCGACATCAAACAGACCATGGATTCATCCAGCACGAACGAGTCCAGCGGCAAATCTACGGGGGAACAATCCAATACGTCCACGGCAAACAGTACGTCCGACACTACCGCCGACAATTCGTCCATGACGTTTAACAGCGAGTTTCCGCAGACCCGTATCAACGATTTCAAACAATTCGCCACCAGCGCGTCACAGACGGATTCATTGGGCAACACGCATACGGCAACCCAGCAGGACAGTACCGCCACAGCGACTTCCGCTAGCAACACCGACTACGCGCACTCCTCAGACAAAGGCAATAGTTTGTCGCATACGATCGGCACCAGCGGGTCACAGTCACAATTGTTGCTTGATTGGCGTAATACCATGCTCAATATTGACATGATGGTGATCAATTCTTTGGAAGACCTCTTTTTGGGCATGTGGGGCAGTGGTGACAACATGACCAACGTTCCACAATTGTATTCCACGTCACTCGCCTACAATCTCGGCCACTAGAGTATACTTGATTGAGACAGATTGGAGGATCTTATGGACGGAATTAACATGTGCGCCGCCCCCTTGGACATCGACCCGCGACAACGGTATTTCACGACGGTGCAGCCATTCTCATACCGTGACACGTTGACAGTGTTGGGGTATGTGCAGGAGGTGGCCGAGCATATCGACCAGCTCAGGGAACAGCTCGACAATCTCGCCAGAGACGAAAACGCCGACGTCGAGGCCATCAATAAAGTTCTCTCCGAGATCGCTGCATGGCAGGCCTCAGTCGATACCGCACTGGATGATCTCGCGAAAAAGGTAGACCAGTATCAAACATCATCACTCACCTATAATCCGACAACAGGACAATACGAGGATTCCAAAAACACCGATCGTGACATGTACCGCGAATTGGCCGTATTCGGAGCACGGGTAGACCAGATGGCAACCATGACCACCGAACGGGCTGCACAATATGATTGCATCACATGGGCAGTTTTAGGTAACCATGATATTTTCGGCAACAAAGAACCGAGGGTAACCCCCCGAGAAAGGACAATACAGCAATGACCAACGTCCAATACAATATAACACAACACCTGGCATTACCGCTCTATACGGACGACACGCCAATGGACTTGCGAGATGGCTATAATAATTCCATGCGTATCTTGGATCAGAAAATTCACCAGCTCGAAATTCTTGTCAGAGAATCTAAGGAAGTGGACTGATGTCAACCATATACTCCAAAACCGACAATTACGGCTTGAATTTGTATGGCGACAATGACCCCGCCGACCTGCGTGACGGATATAACGGCTCCATGCGCACCATTGACTCCACACTCGAAACGCACCTGAATCGCATCGAGGGCGTGGAAGCGCGTGAAACCCATGATGAAGCGGTCATGAAGGCGCTGCTTGTGGATAACACGGTGGATAATGCCACCGCTGCGAAAACCAAGTGGGATAAAGCGGCTACGGACGTGACCGCAGCAGCAGCAGCAGCAGCAGCAGCAGCAAGCAAGGCCGACAACAATAGCGCCATTCTTACCGCGCTAGGCGCGGACACCACCGTTCACGCCACCGCCAATAAGACGAAATGGGATAAAGCGGGGACGAACGCCATCGAAGCACTGGCAGACGCCGCCACCGCCACTGAAAAAGCCAATTCCAACACGGCGATTCTCACCGCGCTAGGCGCGGACACCACCGGCCATGCCACCGCCAACAAGACCAAGTGGGATAAAGCAAGCACGGATGCTGTCAGCGCTAACGACGCTATCGCCAGAATCCTCAAGTCGCTCTCACAGACCAACGGGCACTTGGTTACGTTCGGTGACTCGTACGGGACTAACGCGGATAAGACGCGCGAATGGCCGACCGTACTTAATACCCGACTGGGCGAAAACAGCCTGCTACACAATTACTGCATCGCAGGAGCTGGCTACACCACACCCAACGCCACATTCCAAAGCGAACTCAACAATGCAAAAGTGGACATCAGCTACAATCATAACGAGGTTGGCTTAGTGGTGATCGCAGGAAGCCGCAACACCAACGATGGGTATTCGGGCGCGTTGCGTACCGCCGCGGTAAGCCTATACGAGGGAGTTAAACGCGAGTTCCCAAACGCTCGAATCATTGTAGTACCCATGCTATGGGACTGGGTGCCAGTATCAAATTATTGGCGATACAATTCCGCATCCTGTATTTCCGCCGCCCGAGAGGTCGGCGTGGAAGCGGTGCCATGGGCCTGGACATGGAACTTAGGCAATAACACGTATTTCCCGACCGGTGATAATCATCCGAACGCGGACGGAACCAACGTAATCGTAAGCTACATGCTTGATTACATCAACCACAATTACACGGGGCGTACCGAATCGTATTCATGGAGGGACTCAACCAATACGCTCGCACTATTCACCGTCAACGCTTCGGGCGGACTCATCACGTTCGGCTGGCATCTCGCCAGCAACGTCACCGCCGCCAATTTCGTGGACATTAAAAACGCATTGCCGAAATGGGCCGAACGCAACAAAGACTCCACCAACGAGCCGGACGCATGGGCGCTCATGGCATCCAACGGCGCGAACGACGTCACCCTGTTCAAGGTGTTGGGGTCTGAAAATCACGTGAGTGGCACGTTCGGCATCCACCCATACACCACAACCGGTTCCCACGGTTCCCCCAACGGTCTGATGGGGGGCGGTTTTACTGTAGCGTGGTAATAATCCTAATGCCTTAAAATGATAGCCATATCGCCTATAATGGTGATATGGCTATTACTTTTGCGCAATGGATTGACCAGACGAAAAACCGTTTTTGGGACATGGACGGGGCGTATGGCGCGCAATGCTGGGACTTATGGGCAAAATACAGTATGGACATGTACGGCATGTCCATTCAGGATTGCATCACCCCTACCGGCTATGCGGGAGGCTTGTACACGTCATACCCGGTATCCGCACGGTGCGAGCAGGTGTACGAACGAATTCCCGCAAGCGGATATCAGCCGGTGGCTGGTGACGTGGCAATATGGGGATACGGCACCTATACTCCCTACACTCATGTGGCGATAGTCGCGGCAAATGGTACGAAAGACGGGCAGATCTACGTTATCACCCAGAACCCGGACGCCAGCGCGTTGAAATGGTTTCCCGCCGCCGGACTCTTAGGTTATCTGCACCCCCGTATCATGCCTAAGCCGGATGTCAATAATCCGACCGGTGACAACAATCAGGGAAACCCCAACACGGCGCGGGGCGGCGCGTGGATACACTGGCAGGGCGACAATCTATACTTACACGAAACTGACAACAGCGGGGCGCGTACGCGCATTTTCTATAAGACTACGGCCAGTAATTTTTTGGAAAAAGCGTCACAAAGTCAACCGTCCGACTCGCAAGGACAAGGGCACCCGTCAAGCTCGACGTCACCAGAAAACTCGTACGCCTTATACGTGATCGGCACAGTCGAAGCCGGTTTGCGCTGGGATGCAGTAGAAGCGGCCAACTTGCAGGGTATCGGCATTGCGCAATGGAGCTTCGGCAGACGGTTGCAAGTGTTGGATGCCATGAAAGCGGCAGACCCAACCGGCTACGCGGCATTCAAAACCGCCGCGCCGCAGATCGCCGCATTAATGGAGAGCGGGGGGGATTTTACGCGAAACCTCACACAGGCGGAAGCTAGCGCATTCCAGTCATGGGCGGCACGCGGTGAATCCCATGAAGGGCAGCGCAAGCAGTTTGCGGAAGATTACGCCGGATATCCACAGGAATACGATGATGATAAAATGCAAATACTGTGGGTCACTGCATACCACCAATCCCCCGCGAACGCGCTCAAGGTGCCTAAAGCGTCTAATCTTGCACAGCTCAAGGCCAATATTCTCGCCACCTACCCATTCCAGCCGTACACGAATCGCTACAATCAGGCGTACTCTCTACTTAGCGTGTGGGATGGAAAATCGAATCCGCCCGCATTCTAAACATGTGATATAATAAGAAATGTCGGCATGTGATGACTTCCCTTGAGCCGACTAGTACCACAGGCAAATGGGGAGTATGACGGTGGTCATGACGTCATACTCCCCATTATTCATAATGGAGGTGAGCATATATGGCATTGCAGACATTAGCCGAAGATGATTACTATGATCTGCATAATCTGCTCACCCGAAACGCCCCATGGAATTTCATTATCGGCGCACGAGGACTCGGCAAAACGTTCGCCGCCAAACGATACGGCATCAAAGAATACATCAAGCACGGTCACGAGTTCATTTATCTTAGGCGTACGGACGTGGAACAACACCGCAAGGAAACCTTCTTCAAAGACATTCAAGAGTTCTTCCCCTCGTACGAATTTCGTGTGAATGGTGAAAAAGGACAAGTACATAAGACGTCATGGGACGAAAAGGACTGGCGCACATGCTGTTATTTCGTCGCATTGTCACAGGCGGGCGGGCTGAAATCAGTGGCCTACCCTAAAGTGCACTTGATTATCTTCGACGAAATTTTCCCCGATAACCTACGTTTTTTAAGCAATGAGGTAAATTCATTCTCGGAATTTTACAACACGGTTGACCGTTGGCAGGATAGAACAAAAGTACTGTTTCTCTCCAACGCAGTGCAGAAAGCTAATCCGTATTTTGCGAAATACCGGCTTGATATTGGCGCACAGCAATCCAATCAACAGCAATACAAACTCTACTGCGGTGGGTTCGTATGTCTCGAATTAGCCGATTATGGTGGTTTCTCAGCCAAAGTCGCACAGTCGAAATTCGGCAGATTCCTTGAACAGTATGACGGCGACTATGCGGATTATGCGATCAGAAACAAGTTCCGAGATGAATCGGACACGTTGCTAGCTCCCATACCGAGCGACGGCGAACTCTCATATATTTTAGACACTACGGATTATGCTCGTTTCGGTATATGGGTAAGTGTGTCCGAACGCGATGGGCATGTTTCACAATATGTTTCACGACGCATTCCCAAAGACAACACCAGACCCGTCTACACGCTAAACCCCAACCATGTCGACAAACACACTTGGTACGTCAAAAAATCAGACGACGTAATACGACGACTCACCACCGGCTACCGGCTAGGTAAAATAAGATTCGATGATTCACAAGTCAAGGCCGATTTCGGCCTGATCATTGGAGAATTATTAGGAAAGTAAGGAGACAATTAATGACAATGACAGTAACTGACGTGTGGTGTGTATTCGCAGTCGTATTCTTTATCATTGTGGATTACGTCACCGGTATCGCAAAAGCCATACTCAACGACACGCTCAGTTCACAAAAAATGCGACAAGGCTTATGGCACAAGTTCGCCTACCTCATGCTCACCTTGGTAGCCTATTTTGTAGACATGATCAATCTACATGTAGATCTCGGACTACCGGTCAGCGTATTCGTATGCACTGTAGGAGGCATTAGCCTCATCGAACTCACATCAATTTTGGAAAACATTACAGCCATTAACCCCGAACTGGCAGACGCACCATTCATGAGCGTATTCGCAAATAACACTACACCCAAACACAGGAAGGAAAACCAACATGAACATCTCTGAATGGATGAATAGCGTTAACGGACAGGTTGTAGACATGGACGGCGCGTACGGCGGACAATGCTGGGACCTTTGGAGCAGCTACGCGCGAAACGTGTACGGCATTCCAGCAACCGACACCAACACCGTAGACGGATACGCCGCAAGCGTCTACACCGCACGATATGACCGCTCCCGTGCTCTACAGGACACATTCAGCCGAGAGGGTGCCGACCATGCGCCGGTTTACGGTGACGTGGCATTTTGGAACGGCGCAGGCATGAACCATGTCGCCATTGTCTTTCGAGACAACGGCAACGGCACTTTGGAAACCATGTCGCAAAACCCAAACAAGGCCGGATACATCACCATCAGCAAGGCCGGAATCATCGGATACTTCCACCCACGCACAGCAAGCGCACCGGCACCGGCACCAGCAAACAACAATGTAACCATTATTCCACGCACCTACAAAGTCAACGTTGACGTACTCAACGTGCGCTCGGCACCGTCCACCTCAGCACAAGTCGTAGCCCAATACCATTACGGGCAGACAGTCAATTTGTCCGAAGGTGGTGAGATCGCAGACGGATACATTTGGGCACACTACATAGGCGGCTCAGGAGCCACTAGGTACGTCGCACTCGCCCCAGCCGACAAATCAATGTGGTACCTCGTATTCGCCTGATTAACGACATAAGAAAGCCCCTAGGTATTTACCTAGGGGCTTTCTTATTCATCAGTCGCCATCATCAATCGAAACAGCATATGTACGGCACGGGCGGCCTTTCTTGGAATAACCTTTAGCAACCATGTTGATATCATAATCGTTACTCAATAAAACCTCCGCAATAGTCTCAAGCGCTCTACGGAACGAAAGAGTAGAATCATCCTCCAGCCCGTTATCGGAAACGAAACCTCTCCAAACACCGTCAATAATCACCTTATATCGATTATATTCCTCGAACTCGATAACATATGCAGTAAGGTTTAGCATTTTATTTCCTTTCCCTTAAACTTGATAACTACAGTATACCAAAACAAAACACGCAACACGCCCGAAAACAAAACAAAACAAAACATTAAAAGACAACTACCAACCGGTCGGTAAGT